GCTATCACCTGCTGTAGCACCTGTAGTCAACACAACGGATGTACCACTTGTAGCAGTAAAGTCTGTACCACTGATAAGCTTTACACCGTTTAGGTACACATCTACATAGCCGGGATCGTATGTAACGGCAAAGGTAGTCTGACCAGATGTAGCTGTATAAGTCTGACGTTCAGATGTACCGTTCACAGATGAACCAGCAGCTTGCCAGCCTGAACCACCATAGACGTACATGATGTCAGTCGTAGTATTGAAGTACAAAGCACCAGCAATAAGTGCATCACCGTCATTGTCTAACGCAGGAGCAGAAGACTTAGCACCTAAGTAACGATCATCAAAGTCATCGTATGATGCAGCGGCATTGGTTGCACTTGTAGCAGCGGCTGTAGCTGAGTTACCTGCGTTAGTTTCACTGGTAGCTGCATTAGTCTCTGAGGTAGCGGCTGCGGCAGCACTGGCAGCTGCAGAAGCACCAGAGCCTACAATGCTATCTACATATGTCTTGTTTGTGAGGTCAGGACCGTTAGTAGGTGCGTAGGTAGTAGTAACCTTAGCACTACCCATGTCGATAGCACCTGTCATAGTACCACCAGTTAGACCAAGGAAGTTAGTGTCTACATAAGTCTTAGTAGCTGCGTCCTGTGCTGCAGTAGGATCACCCAAGCCAGTAATCTTGCTTGTACCCATAGCAATAGCACCAGTCATTGTACCACCTGCTAGTGGTAGCTTGGTAGCAATGCTGGTTGTAACTGTGTTTGCAAAGTCTGCATCATCACCTAATGCTGCAGCCAGTTCGTTTAACGTATCCAGTGCAGCAGGTGCAGAGTCAACCAAGTTAGCTACGGAGGTATCTACATACCCCTTAGTTGCAGCATCGTTTGTATTAACTGGTGTAGTCAGGTTAGTGATGGTAGCTGTAGTACCAGCATTCATATTCAACGTACCATTAACCGTTACGTCTTGGAACGATGATGTACCTGTAGAAGTTACGTTACCTGTCAGATTACCTGTGACATTGCCTGTTACATTTCCAGTGACGTTACCTGTTACATTACCTGTAAGTGGACCTACAAGGCTAGTACCTGTAATAGTTGTACCAGTTATAGCTGCAGCAGTTGATGCTCCAATAACAGTACCGTCAATGCTACCGCCGTTAATATCGACAGTCGCCAAGGTTGCTTGTCCAGATGTCGATACAGTTGTAAAGCTACCAGCAGCAGGACTGGAAGAACCAATAATACCATCTAGGTTACCTGTTACATTACCTGTTACGTTTCCTGTCAGATCACCTGTAACATCTCCAGTTACATTACCTGTGACGTTACCAGTAACATTACCTGTCAAAGGACCAACAAGTGACGTACCTGTAATAGTAGTACCTGTGATTGCAACAGGTGTAGTATTACCGATAACAGTGTTGTCCATTGCACCTGAGTTAATATCTGCAGATGTAATGGTTGTAGTGCCTGTTAAGTCAGACGTACCTGTTACAGCAAACGTACCACCAACAGTAACATTACCTGACGCATCCATAGTGGTAAAGTCTGCGGCAGCAGGAGTAGTCCCACCGATAACTGTATTATCAATAGTACCACCAAGAATAGTGACAGAGCCAATCTCACCAATACCATTAACGTATAGGTTCTTAAACTTCAGTGAGGAAGTACCTAGATCAACATCATTAGTTGTTACAGGAACAATAGCACCGTCTTGGATACGTAATTGCTCTACTGTAGCTCCACCTACCTCACTAAAGAAACCTACACGATTATTTGTTGTATCTACGACTACTTTGTTTAAACCGTCAAGGTCTGCAATGAGTGGAACGTAAGTACCCTCAGCAGATGTGCCATCGTGTTTGTGACCCGTGCTGTTGTTGAAAGCATCACGGATAGCGTTAAACTCTGCGTTTACTGGTGCAGCTTTGATAACCGCATTTGCGATAATGTCAGCTACGGACTGTCTGGTATATCCCGCCATTTAGAGTCTATCTCCCACCCCGAAAGTAATCACTATGCCTTGAATGCTGTGTGATGCGTTTGTATCGTTTGTTACGTATTTAAGTGATGCCGATTTACCTGAGCCTGAAACGTTAGTACGCTGTACTGGTGCAGGGTTGCCATCAAAGATTGCTGTACTGTCATACAAGGCTTCGTTGTAGTAAGCTGCAGCACCTTGTGTTGTTAGTGTAAAGTTAGTTGGACTTAGTGTATCTACATCCTCGTAGTCATACAAGGCAGACATAACGATCTCATTGTCACCCTCAGAACGTAAGTAAGTAGCTACAGTATAGAATACTTTACGCTGTTCTGGGTCTTGCATGTGAAAGAATGGTGTCTGGAATACACTAAAGATGTCCTCACCATCAAAGTCATTGCCTTGCTCTTGGCGATGTACCTTACCGTTGCTATCACCATGTATAACAAACTCATTCTGACCAATGTAACCAGAGGTAGCACACGTAGTAAATACGCCAAGCATCTGACCGTACTCAAACTGTAGTCCGTTAGGTGTCTGTCTAAAGCCACCAATAATACCCTGACCATCTGCAGCACCAAGAAAGTATCTAAACTGTGTCTTCTGTCTAATAACTACAGCGTCTAACTTATCTAAGTCTACATCAAATACAACGTCAGTAAAGATAGACTGAATGTCTTTAGATACTGTCTCAAGGTTAACGTCACCAATTTTATCAGTACCAGTGACAGGGCGCAAGCCATCTTGTGATAGGAACAGTAAGTCACCACCAATTTCAACTACACTATCCGTGGCAAGACAACCCAAGTCATCCGTAACTTCTTGCAATACAAAGTCTGCAATGTTGTTGCCTACAAGCTTACGAATATTGTTAGTGCCAAAGATGTAAAGCGCATCACGGAAAGACTTGATAGCTACAATAGAAAAACCTACGTTGATAACACCTGCACCATCCGCAGGGTCAAAGTCAGTCTCGTCATAAGGGGAAGAGAACCACAGGTTAGTAGGCTCAGTAGCGTCACCTGCTAAGAATAGGTGGTTTTTAAATGTATGAGATACCTTAGGTGCGCTAGGCGCATTGGCATTAGTAATCTGTGTGTAGGTTGTACCGTCATACGTAGCTGCTGGATTAACACCATCTGCGATTACTACTTTTGGTGTACCCCAGTTGTAACGAGTGAAGCGTATTTTAGGGTAAGTAGATACGTTTACAGAGGCAGGTGTAGTAATAGTAACCCAAGCAGATGTAGCGGTATCCCAGTAGTACAAGTAGTTGGTACTTCCTGTGTCGTGTCGTGCAGCTAGAATGCCATCATTAACACCATTAGCTACACAGACACCCAACACGTTACCAAAGCCAGGTACAGTGCCATAGTCATTGCTGTAGCCACTAATTTTACGGTAGCCACCAGTAACAGCAGGCTCGTAGTTAATCAACGAGATAGCTGAACCCGGCTGTGTCTCACCCTGTGATAGCACATCACGACTGGTGTTAAGACCACCCTGGCAGAAGACTTTAAAGGAGGCTAGATTATCAGCCATTAGTTACTACCGTTTAGAGATGTGGTCTGCCCACGGTTCAGCACAGTTGATCTTACTTGGAGGGGATCGTCCATAAGAACACGGCGCATAGACTTAATACCATCATCAAAGTTATTCTGGTGCATTGAGGCACTCTGCTCGTTGCTGCGGAAGCGCATCATAAACATCATAGCACCATCAATTAGTACATGTTTAAACCTGTCTGGTATTACACAAACATCGTTGTACACTGCCATATCTTCAGGGTAAGACCAGTAAACATACTCAATCTCGTATGCTGCGTCAGGTACTGGTGTGACACCGAACTTAGAGTCGTAAGTCTGATAAACAGTATTGGGTGCAGAGTTACCATTAACCAAGTCACCTGTGTCATCTGCTGTACGGTAGTTGTTTATGTAGTCTTCGTAGGAGATAGCCCGTAGTCTTTGTGGGCCATTGTTTTTAGAGTTTAAACGTTTAATATAAAAAGTATCCCAGTCCACACTAGAGTAGTTAGCTGGGAAGTCGTACTGACGTGTAGCAGGTGTCAAAGACTGTGTGTACGTAGTCTTAAGAAAAGGCCACTCTTGTCCTGTCTGTAGAATAAGTCTAACACTACTGTTGACTGCATCTTTTGCTAGAGCCTGAACGTTACGTACAGTATCGAAGCCATCACCTGCTGTATCAAGTGTGACCTCATTCATGCGTCTTAGTAATTCATTAACTAGCGATACGTAAGTAGCCATAGGTTATCTTCCATGATTCTATTTTCTAGACTCTTTAAAGGACTTACTCAGGCAAGTACTTAAAGGAACCTATCTTGTAGGAAGGGGCCACCGTAGCAGCCCCTACCATTAGATCTTAGGCCAAGTTATACTTAGCTGTTACAAGAGCTTCTGGGCGAAGAATCTTGCGACCGTAAAGATGCATACCACGGACGATGTCAGCAAAGCTGTCTGGGTCACGGTATGTTTCAGTCTTGTTGATTTGCTCAGCAGTTGCTACAGCAGAATCATGACCAGCTACGATAGCACCGTAGTTAGTAGACTGAGCAGCTGTACCTGTTGTCGATGCGCCTGTGCCAATGGATGGCAAGTTGTTGGACACATAAACACGGAAGCCGTTCCAGTTGTTCAAGACGAGACCGTTACGAAGACCATTGGAGTCACCGAAGTCTGCATTCAGAAGACGTGAATCTTCATCCATCAGGATCTCCATCATGACCGGGTCAATAACAACCCAACGGCCAGCCTTGTCAACGCTCTTCTGGTCAAGCAAACGACCCATACGTGCAATCAACATAGTCGGTGAGACATATGCTGTTGGCAGGGCTGTTGCACCTGGAAGACGAGCAGCAACTGGGATCGAGTCACCAGCTACACCAGCAGTTGTGATGTTGCCGAAGTCAGGGCGTGACAGTTTGTTGCCAGCCAAGAGTTCGTCAGCACCAGCTGTTGTGTCAGCCTTGGTACCGTTAACAGTGTCATTGACAGTGTCAGCGTTAGTGTGCAAAGCAGACTGCTTGAAGCCAGACAAGTAACCCAATACCTCTTGGTCATGCTGGTCAGCCAAGCGGAAAGCCGCACGGTTGGTAGCAAGATCCATGAAGTTTACATGGGAGTGGGCTTCCTCGATATCGTCCATCTTGAAGGCAAAATAGTTAGCTTTATCAACGACTAACGAGAAATCAGCGTCTGTCAAGTCTTGTGCAGCAATGGTTGTACCACGTGCATAAGCAGATACGCTCACCTCTGGCTCTTTGATAATCTTAACAGTGTCACCTTGGTTTGCAATCTCACCAAAATAATCAGAGTTAGTGATGTCACCAACAACTGTAGATTTGCGGAAAGCAAGTTGTACTTTTTTCGAGTAGATTACGGAACTGAAGTTTCCGTTTGGAAGGTTGGTATAACCTCCCGCTGATGCGAATGCCATTTTAATTCTCCTAGAATGTTTGGCTTGATAAGTAAGAATCTATTAGCCCACACAAGGTGCTTAATATATGTGAGTCGAGTTATGTGTGGAGATTCCAGTTAATAAAACCTAAGTCATCTATACTAAGAGGCTGTACATTTTCTAGGGTGCGTTAGCGAGACAGTTGGCCAACCATCAGTCTAACGGGCCTATACTTACACAGGTGTTCTTGGCGTTATGTTTAAGTTTAAGGTTTGGGAAGGTTTGTACAAGAAAAGAGGTAGTCCAAGTGGAGGCTCTTTTAACTGTACGTACTTAGTTATATGCAGGTAGAAGTGTTTGTCAACACCTAACGTGCACTACCAGTAAGATCATATACGAATTTCCCTGTTCGCATAGCCTTACTAATCTCTTCTTCACGGGCTTCAAACTCTGCAGATGACATCTTATTAACGTCTGACTCTCTAATCACTGAGCCACCTTCTGTAGGATCAACCTGTGTCCGTGAGCCTCTGCCGATAGGTTTAGCAGCTGCTTTTGTTTTAGCTTTCTTGTCTTGTGTTGTATGACCTGTATCAATCTTGTATAGATCAATAACTCTAACAACTGAGTCAGGGTCATCCATATTCTCGTAGAGTGCATCTCGTACCCACTTGGGTTGTTCTTCGGCCCACTGGTGAAATGCATCCGATTCACGTAGCCTACTGAAGTCTGGGTGAGATTCGCTGATCTTAGCTTCTGCTGTCTTGCGTTCAGCCTCGTACTGTATCTCATCCAACTGTGACAGTCTGTCCTCAGCCTTCTTGAACATCTCTTGGGCTTTCTTAGCAGCAATAGTCTCAACGATACCAGCTACGTCAGGGTACTCTCTAGCCCACTTTTCAATGTCTTCGTCTGACTTAGGGGGAACAATAGACTCTTTGCGCATTCTAGTTTCAAAGGAACTAAACTTGTCTTCCCACTCTTTTTCTTTTTGCTGCATATGACGGCGGAGATCACCGTAGCGTTTCTTAAAAGATTTCTCTTCAGCAGTTAAGTTAGAGTCATCTTCTTGTGCTTCAACTTCAGTGTTGGCTTCTTCTTGTTGGGCACGACCCTCAGCCTGTACTTCGGTTGTCTCAAGTCCCTCGCTATCGGATTCCTCTTCGAAGGTTTCACCTTTAGCCTCCGCTTCTAGTCGAGCGATCTCTTGTTCTTCTTGTTGGAGACGCTTACGTTTACGGTCATAGTTCGAACCTCGATCAACAAAACCTGCTGACTTAGGGGATTGCATTGTTAGTAGTTCAGACATTGTATCTTCCTTATGTGGGGCCAGCGGGATTGCTGGGTAGCCTTATTATTATTATTACGGAGTATATCTAGGGTTAACGAGAACCCAAACCCATACGCCTTGGTTGAGTCTGTTCCTGAGGTGGTTGTTCCTGAGGTGTTTCTTCTTGACCTGAGGCTACCCCAGTTAACTCTGGTCCTAGTACTCTATAAAGGACATCACCAACTGGCATTTGAGAAAGCTCACCAATAAGAGTTTTTTCTTCTTCAGGAAGAGCATCATACCTCGTTCTCATTACATTTTTGTATTCTTCTAGTTGCATTCTTTTTCCTCTAAGATTAGTAGCTCTTTTCCTGCAAAGTTAGGGTAGTCTTTCCAATAGAGTTTCTTAAAGTAAGGTTTAAAAGTTTCTACAATTAAATCTTTGTGTGGGGATATACAATTATACTTATGCCCTGTTGAAGGCTCCTTATAGGACCAGTTAAGGGAATCAAATCTAAATACACCACCCATAGGCTCATCAGTCAGTCTTGGTATACTATCAAATAGTTTCCAGTTATTATGTACAGATAAAATAATAGAACCGCCTTTATTCGTAATCTCTATCATCTTTTCAAAAAACTTTAAAACATCATTAAGGGTTTCTTGGTGCGAGTACCCAAACCAAAAGTTAGTAACTAGATTAAAAGAAGTGCCAGGATTAAAATAAAGTAAGTCTTCAATAAAGTAATTAACTTTGTATTCTGTATCCTCAATGTGCTCATTGACCATTAAATGAGAACGATCAACACCATACCTTTCAAAAGATCCTTTTGCTTTTCTTAAATGATAGGAAGTACCACATGCTACATCACACCATTTATCTTCTGGGTTTAATAAACTTTCAGTAGTTTTTATTTCAAAGTTTATATCGTCTGCTTGTAAGGGGTGGTGGATATATCTTTCCTCGTAGACTTCCACCACATCTTTACTTTCATAGGGTTTTTTAGACAACTTCACCATTCTCTCTAATAAACTCTGTATCTCCCCCTACAACATCAAAGACTTTCATCCAGAAGTTTTTAACAGGAGCAAACACAACGCCATGTTTGTTTTCACCGTAGTAGTACTTACCGTATGATACGAGTGGATCAGCAAAGGTTTTAGTAACAACCCACTTTATTATCTTAGACTTACGCATGAGAGGCACTAAGACTTCTGCAAGTTTGTAGTAGCCACGTCTATTGCGGTCTGTCATGTACTCGTCTCTGTACCTACGGACTACCTCATCCATTGTTCCGTTGCCGTATCGTGCTTCCAACATTATAAAGCAACAACTATCAGAAGAAGAGGAAGGGGAAGAGGAACTGTTAGAAGGGGAACTGTTAGAGTTAGTGCTTTTAATAACAGTAGGTGACGGATCAGGTGTCCTTACGTAGTTTTCGGTACCCCAGCCTGTTGAAGCTTGCTTTGCTTTTGTAAACTCTTTGCTTGCATCCGACTGAGCCTTAATCTTTGAAGCCCAATTAGGATCGTTTGGTGAGGTTTCCGATGCAGCTTTATTTGCACTCGCTAAGTTTGCTCTGGCGGTGGATAACGCAGCTTCTGTCTGGGTTGCTGTAGAACTTGAGCTTGGTGCTGTTGCTGTACTGCTACTCGGTGCCACTGTTGCTGGTCTGAGACGAGGTCTAACTGTAGTCTCACCGGGTGTGAAGTAGCCTTGGTTAAAACCATCGTCTGACTTAGGAGCTGTGTAAGAAGATGCAGTTGACCCCGGTTGGCTGGGATCTGTGGCAACGGCTCCACCACCTGTAAGAGGTACCTCCTTGTACTCATAACCTAAATAGTCTTGTAGGTTTTTCTTACCTATCTCATTTAGACCCTCAACGTTAAGAACATTGCCTTCGGTAGCGTACTGACTCACAGAAGTCTCAAGAGCGTTATTAAACCGTTCAGTACCTTTAGCGAACACGCTATCAAGTGCACTCACCATACCTGGTGCCTTCTCGAGGAAGTCGTCTATCTCTTTTTGGATAGCAGCTGCATCCTCTGTCTTCCCTAAGAATTCTGCCATCTGCTTGTTTGCGTTCGCTTGGGATAGGGCATCGAGTTGACTCACAGTGTTAGCGACACCACCTAAGATACCCAGGTAAGGATTCACAGCACCTAGTACTGCTCCAAGCCCCTTTGATACCTTAAAGACATCTTTAAGAGCGGTCTTGGCCCCTGTAAGGGGATCGTTAGCATTTACTCCGCTGTCTTCGTACATCTTTCTAGCACCCTCAGGTGTGTCGGGATCTACGATATCTCTAACATTAACCTTGTAGTTCTCAAGACTGTTGTCATCGTCTGAACTTACAGTAGCGCCGTCTGTAGCAGTGTCAGTAGTTTCAGTTGTAGTTGTAGTGTCTTCGTCTGTTATCGAGCAGCCAAGCCGAGCACTGTTCTCTGGTGTGTCTTCCACGTACTCGTTAAAGTCTGCAGGTACTGAACTGATAGGGTTACCGTTCAACGTAAGGACTGAGATACGTGCACAATCTTTGTTAATGTAGAAGACTGTCTTCATACCGCTAGTGTTGTCAGTATTGTCTGTAGTGGTATTTGTTTCAGTAACCACTGGAGCCTGTGTCGTAGTTCCAGTCTGTGTCGTAGCTGGAGTGGCTGCAGTGTAGGGTGTTCCTGAAGCAGTCGTAATACCGTAGATGCCTTGCGCACTTGCTGGGTTAACAGGAAGCATAGAGTACGCTGGTTCGTTAGGTGAAGTCTGTGTTGGTTGGAGTGGGTTACCAAAAGGATCTTTAGGCATACCACCTGCAGCCATACCAACAGCTTTAGTGTATCCTGTCGGATTAGGTAAGTCAAGAGGCATTTGTTGGTTCATTGGGTTTGGTTGTTGAGCCTGAACCATTGGCTGTTGGTTAACCATACCGCCTTGAAACATACCCATAGTTTCTGGGTCAGAGGCCATAACCTCTTGGAGCAATGCCATCTCGTCTTCTGTTAGATCGTCTTCACCTTCTGGGACTGGCTCACCACCGATGCGTCCATTGGCTTCCATTTCAGACAGTTCGACCTTGGCTTGTTCCCGTAGATCCTCAAAGAACTTAACCCCATAGAATCGAGTAACATCCGCTGGAACAACGTACTCACCTTGAGATAGCATAGCAGGGATATCATCTCGAACTTCCTTAGGGGTTGAGCCTGGAGGTACTTCATTCCCTGACACTGGGTCAATCTCTTCAACAGACCCACCGAAAGCCATCTCCATTTGTTTTCCCATTACTGCTCCGCCTTTTTTAAATTTGAATCTCACATCACTAGGAATGTCCACACCCGACTGAGTTGCGAGAGGGGCGGGAGCTTCTGCTTTCTTCCAGTACTCCACACCTTTAGCATACACACGATCACCGATAACTGTTGCCTCTTCAGCACCCTTAACAGCCTGACCTGTCTTCAAATCAATAAACAAATGATGAACACCTGGGTTTAATCCTACCTCGACTAGATCACCACCATCATCAAGTAGGTTTTTATTTGGTACATAGTCTCCATCAACCGACATAGCAGGGTATTTGCTTTTAGCCTCTGGTGTATCAATTTGTTTGATACGTGAGGCGATAGCGGTCCGTCCTTTTTGACTAACGTTGAAAGTAACATTTCGAACAGTAGCAAAAGGTAAGTACGACATAGCCGTACCACTGAAAGAGCCTTTATGAAGTGTTTGTAGTTTGTCTAAACCTTTAGGCATGTCTGGGATATTAGAGTTTAGATTTAGACGAACACCTACCCTAGTTCCTTCAGGAACTGCAGCATTCATAAGAGCATTTGCTCTCGTGTTACCTGCAGTAGCATTCTTTGCTTTCTCTGCCATTCCAGAAGCGGTATTTGCATCGTATCCTTTTAGAAACTTGCCGTCCTGCAATGCTTCATTAAAACCAATCTCTAGGGGTTCAGCCGCTTTTTTCTTGAGAGCGCCCACACCAAAAGCAGACATGGAGTTAGGATCAATCTCGTACTGCTTGGCCTTGTTAGATAAAGCCCTAACACCTTTAATACCGTACTTAGTGGCAAGACCACCCATGAGCCACATAGCGCCTTCAGCTGCTGCTGATGTGCCAGCTTTGCTTAACTCTGACTGGATGTAGTCGTAGTCACGCTCTTCCTCAGGTTTAGTGTACTCGTCAATGACGTTGACCATATTGCTGCCAGCATCATAGAACGGAACCAACCACTCTCCAGCATTATCTAGGCCAGCTATTAACTCTTCCTCAGATACGTTCTCTTTTAGGTACGATCCAAAACCTGCAAAGTCAAAGGGACCATCACCTCTAAACCCTGGTCTACGGGAGGTTGCTGCCTTAACTCTGGCGTCTTTAGATTCTTGCGTCTCTTCTAAAGGAGGTGTTGCTAAACCCAAAGCCTCTTCAGTTTGTTGGGCTAGACCACCTTCATCAAAACCCATCTTAGATAGTGTTCTCTTAATCCAACCTCTTTTTTCCGTTGGTAAAGGCTCACCTTGAGCTTCAAGCATATCCTCAGCTGCCTCAAAGATCCCTACGTATCCTGGGAAAGCAGACTCTATGTCAGACTTATGTAACTTCTCGTCTTTAACCCTACCTAGCTTAAGATAACTTTGTAAGGTTCTTCTGGACTTTTCATTTGTGTTATGTGAACCTGCAGTCCAGTTATCAACAGCAGTTCTTGTATTGTCCATCTTACCCAATGCAGTTCCAGCGGCAGGTATTAAGTTTCCTTCTAAGTCTACTTCTAAATCCTTAGAAACATCGTCTAACATTTCAGTTAGTCTTTCGTTTGGACCTTTGGACCTATCAGTATCACTGCGTATCTCATCTAAGAGTCTAACTGTGTCTTCCCCGTACTTCTCAGTAAAAAAGTCTCTATCTTCATTTAGATACTCTATTACTTTCTCTAGACCACCGTGAGTGTACTCGTGGGACCACACAGGGTTTTTTGCAGTGTTTGAATTAACTACGACAGACCCTGGTTTAACTCTACCTACAATATCTCTGTACTCAGCCCCAGATGCTGCCCTTGGTAAAGTTTCGTCAATATACTCTTGCTCGGAATCGTAGGGGTACCTAATACCTTCGTATATACGAGGACTATTGTACGCAGGTCTACCTACAACAGACTGATCAGGTTCAAAACCAAGTCTGGCTAGTGGGTTCCAACTTAATTGGTCTTCCATGTCAGCACGAAACTCTAGGTTTCCGAACTGGCGCATCTCGTCTTCAACACGTACCTGTTCCCTAGTTTTAGGGCGTATAGACTTTTCAGGGGCTGACGGTTTAGATTCTTTAATCTTTTGTGGCCTTGCCTTTGGGCGAAGAGATTTTTCAACCATTAACTTTATCCCTTAAGAATTTAAACTTGTTCAAGCAAGCAGCCTGACCCTGAAGCCTCAGGAAGTCGTTAGTGTCTGTAGCTTGTTCCATCTGCTTGTGGACATCGTTGAGTCTGTCTTGGATCTCTTGGAGGAATGATTCCCACAAAGCTTTATCATTAACTAGAGGCTTCAGGTTGTGCATTAAGCGGCCCCCTGCTGCCCAGTGTTACCTGAGAAGCCCTGTTCTCCCGGCTGAGGCGCTGTTCCTGTTCCGATGTTACCACCCCCTGCCCCAGATGTATCCTGTACTCCAGGGGCCGCTCCTTGGCCCTGAGGCTGTTGTACACCTTGCTGGGGTTGTGGTTGAGGCTCAGGGTTCTGTGCTTGGAACTCCTTGAGTAACTCAGCTTGCAGTCTTGCGTCAGCCATAGAGTTGACTACCTTATCAGGATCAAGGTCCATAGACTTAGCGATCTCACGTATGATGTAGTCCATCTTAGAGAAAGGAGCCAACGCAGGGTTCTGAGCAATCTGCAGGAACTGCATAAGGCGCTGACTACGTACTTCATTAGCCATCAGGCTCTCAGTACCTTGAGCCTTAACCTCTAGGTCACCCTTAATCTCTTTGTCAAAGTCGAACTGCATATTAAAGTTAAAGAAAGCTTTGCCAAGAGGTGACAAGAGGTAGTCATCTACGTTCTTAACCACATTACGAATAGAACCGTTAGCAGCAGACATAAGCATACTAATGCCGCTTGCAGTCCTACCAACACCGCTAACCCCTGTTTGACCATGAGCAAAAGACGGGAACCCTGTCGATTCATCTGCTAACACCCTCGCTTTATCAAAAAGCTGCATATTCTCGTTAGAAACGTTAGGGAACTTAGTGCCAAACAAGGCTTGACCAGGTGCACCCCCTTGTCTTCTAAAGACTTTTCCAGGGTATACTGACATGTCTTGACCTGGTACTAGGTTGGTTTCGTCTACTTCGATAATAAGGTTACCGGATAGTGCGGCATTATCCACCGCCATACGCATGAAACCGTTCATAAGGGTCTGGGTATCATCCATGTTCTCAGCAATACCTACACCGAAGAAGCTGTAAGGGTTCACCTCATAGGGAACTGCGTAGTATGGGAGGTAAGAAGGTGTAAATGGATTAAGGACAAGACGTAGTACCTGACCATTACACACCCAGATGTTCACAGACACTTGGTCTACATCTTCCATATCTTCTGGGATATCTACGTTTTGGTCCCGTAGAATGTCAGTGTCTACAAAACCCCAGAACTCCAAGACCTCGAAGCGTTCACTGCGGGTCTCTTGGTCATCATCCTCCATGGCCTGTTCCCACCACTCTTTAGTGTAGGACTCACCCATAGTGATTGCTGTGTCGATAGCATTAGAACGGAAGAAAGGTCTACTCTTTAGTGCTCTGATCTGAGAGCGAGACATCTTATGGCGTTCAATGATGTACTCTGCGTCATCCATATTAGAAGCGTCTGGATCAGGGTAGAAGTTCCAGATAGAAACAGAAGAACATCTTGGCATGGTTTTAATAAGAGGTGTGTACTCCCCTTCTTCAGACCAGTTAGGGTACTCTTTGTCTACAGCAAACGGACCCTTCATAATACCTGTACCAAACAGAGCACACTCAAAAGCTGCTGTACGAAGTTCTTTCCTAGCGTTAGATTCCTCAAGCTGATCGTGGATCTTCTTTTCCATTTTCTTAGCAGCAACCATGGCTGGATGGAAAGTGATCTGGGATGGAGACTCTGCTTCACCCTCTTTAAGATCTTCCTCTACAGGAGCAAGTTTACTCTTCAGACCAGCCAGACGTTCTCTGAAGTCTACCAAGGTTTCCCCAGGTTGAAGCTCAGGTGCTGCACCGTAGTTGGCTTCAGGAACCTGTTGGTCATTCATCTTCTTGATAGTGTCTTCAGTCTCAAGGTGAACAGCTTCTGTCACACCCTCAGGAAGGACTGTGGGATCAATGCTAATTGGGAACTTGTTGGCTCCAAAGAGAACCTCTACGATCTGACCGTAGGCTGCAAGAACCTTAGTCTTAGTTACTTTAACAAATACTTTAGACTTCTCAGAAGAAGTGAACTGTACGTCTGGCCCGTAGATACCTCTATAGTTTCTATAGGCTCTAATCCAACGCTGCTCCTCGCCGTGCCTAGCTGTTTCAGCTTTATCAAAGCGTTGCTGGACATAACCTATCACAGTACCTACAGAAGGATCACTAGACATTTCTTCGTCTGCATCTTCAATGTAAGATACTTCAGCGTCTTCCATATAGACTTCTTCAGCCAAGATGTCATCTTCTTCCATAATTATTCCTTAGTATCCAAACGTTGTGTCTGATGCCTGAAAGCCTGTACGTTGCGAGTCAGAGTTATAATCAAACAGATTACTTCTAGGTCTTGTCATGATACCATATCTTAGAGCGTCATAGATGTGGTCTTCTGACTTAGTGTCTACGTCCTCAGGGTTGTTCTTGTCTAGAGGAAGTGAAGGTAGCTGAGCTATTGTATTGTAGCAGTTACTGAAGAAGACTATTCTTGGTTCCTCTGTGAAGTCATCCGTCTGAAGTCTTCTATGGAGTTCGTTCTTACCTGCTACACGGGAGCCCTTAGATCTGTCTGCTGGTCTCCAACGACAACCCTTAACAATCATTTGCTCTGCTAGGCTAGGTCCAGTATCACCCCTCTTGTGCCAGAGGGAACTATCGAGGACACCATACCTTATTTTCTCTTCAGACTCAAC